CGGTAACAGTAGACCCTCCGCTTGGGATAAATCCACTGCCCTTCAAGCCTGTAAAGGTGTCGAACTGACTGACCACAGGTGCTATGCCTGAGTTACTGAACGTGACCTGCGTAGAAGACACAGGTGAGTTGTACGCTCCCTGCGCAAACGAGAACTCGTTGTGGATGAGTTCGCCTGCGGCAGATGAGCTTGTCAAGCATACCTGAATGACGTTGAGGGTTTCTGCACCGGGACACTTGACAGTGATGATAACAGTTGCAGTACCGCTAATAGCAAGCTCACCCGTGGTAGGGGTAGGGTTTGGCTTAGGTATAGTCAGTGAGCCTGACGTTGTGGGCGCAATGTCCTGATAAACAACTCCATCGTAAAGGAACCTGACGAAATTTACAGTGCCTGTACCAACAAACTGATAGGTGACAACCACATCTCCCGTCGTTGTTCCAAGGTCGTAGTCTGCTTTGGCAGTAGACCCGTTGACGGTGAATGTTTGCGTTGTTCCACACGGTAAGTTCTTCTTTTCCGAAGGCAACGTCTGCAGGTTAGAACTCAAGACATACTCACCCGCGTAAGGGTCGTAGGCTCCGAGCTTCTGCTTGTTAAACGACACTTGGAACAGCTCCCTAAACCACGTGCTCATACCTTGGTCAGAGATAACATTGAGCTGCTCGCTCTGCGCGTTTGTGCCGCGCAGTTGAACAACAACACCTCGCTTGGCATCGGTAAAGAACTTGTCGTAGCCGTACTCCGCATAGCTCTCAGGGTTGTCTGAGATACCGTACTCCTCGGTACGGGCAATCTGTGTTCCGAGAACTTCAGGGATAGAGGTGACATCACCTCCTCCCACAGCATCGGACAGCAAGTTCTTACCTGCGAGGACGTATGAGATTTTGTCCTCCTGCAAGACAAGCACATCGGTTTCGCGACCCGCCATCTTTCTGATGTAACCGAATCGCTGCTCAAGGGGCTTGAAGTTCAGAAGGCCAAGGTTGAACTCGTTGGTCTTATTGACGTTGCTCTCTTGGTTGTAGACACCGCTGTATGTGATGTCAGCATATCGTCTAACCTGCTTGTAGTCCTGACCCTGTGTAGCCGTCACCCTGTTGCCAAGGTTAAAGTCCTTGCCGACAATAGAGTCACGAATCTTGTAGCTCTCTACGCCATTGCCATAGGTGTAGCAATTGTAGAATGCTGTATCCACAATGGCAGACTGCGTTGCACTTTGGTCTTGGACATTGCCCTCGTGGAATCCATTAGTGATAGGATAAGACACAGAGGACTCGAAGAAGATGTCAGGCTGCGCATCAGCAGGCAACGTCTCAAAGACCAACAGGTCAATCGCACGTCTTACTCTAATGCGGCCCTTGAGCTTAGACCGCTTGTTGTTGTTGCTACCGCAGCATATCGTGCCACGGAAACCAAGGTACTTTCTTCCACTTGGGTACGTTAGCACGCAAGCACCAAACTCGCTCTGAGCCAAGCCCGAAGGAATACCTATGGTATCGAGGTCGCTCGTATTGCCAACGCGCATGTCGTCCTTGCCGTTACCCGTGTCAAAGTTGGCTGACCCTGAACCTGATACGGTTGACGGGTCGTTGGGTGAAGATGGAGAGGCTGACCCCGCGTCCTTTACAAGGCCAACACCACCTCCACCTGTGTAGAAATCCTCATTGATAAGGGCGGTGATAGCGTCATCGCCCACAAACCAATCGGCAAGGCTGCTGTAGTTCTGCGTGACAGTAAACTGCAGGTCGTCAATGTCTATTCTTCTCTCCTCACAGACATTGCCCGTACCAATTCTATCACCCTGTAGCTTGATGGTTACGATAGAACCCGCCTGCACAGAATAATCTACACCCGGCCCTGAGCTACCACCCGAAGGGTTGCCCATAGGGTCGTTGAGCGGCAACAAGATGTATGGTGCTCTATCAACACCAATGTTAAAGGTGTCCTGCGCCACAGCCTCGACCAAACCCGTATCCTTCAAAGACCCCGCCGAGGGGTTGAGCGCAAGGCCATCGGTGCTGATAACCATGTAGGTTCCCGTCACACCATCGTTGCCCGGAAGCTCGTTGGCCTGCAAAACTTTCTTCTCAAGAACAGTAATGTACAAGCACTCATTGACAGGGCCGCTTGTATCAGCCTTGACAACAAGTCTATCACCCTCTTCTACCTTACGAGTGTTCTCGCCCTGAAGCAAGATGTAAGCCCTGTTCTGAGATGAGTCAACAAAGAAGGTGTTGGAGTAGAGGGTATTGTATCCCGCCTCGTCGGGCTTGATACCAAACTTGTACCTCGTCGCCCACGCGGGAGGGCTTTGGGTCGTAGGAATCTCTACCCTAATCTGATTCTTAGTGTCACTTGCAGAGCATGGAACGTGAACAGTGTTGCTGTCACTTACAAGGGCCGTAGTAGACCTGTTGTACTCGTCCATGTACATGATGCCCACCTCGTAGCCTCTGTTGCTGTGAAGGCTCTCTGCTGTCCCCGCAGGGAAGAAGGTCACCTTCGTGGCGGCTGTATCAAAGCGGTAGAAAAAGAAAGAGTCGAGCGTAGGAGAAGCAGGGTCGTCCGTATACCTCAGACCGGGAAATATCACCTCGCAGGTGCTGCCCGAAGTTTGAGTAAATGTGACAGGCTCAGGTTGAGCGATGGTAGTAGCCGAGGTGATGCCTGTGGTCACCAATGTAAATGCACCCAACTGCTGCTCTCTACCACAGTTGTAGCTGTCTGTAAGTGTCCCCCCATCACACGATGTTGACGCACCACCACCGTCGTAGACGGGGAAAATGTTGGTCAGAGTACCAACCTGATTTTGGAAGTTGGCACTGCCCATCCAATCAGCCAACGTGTTATAGTTGGCGTTCAGGGTAAAGGTGGCAGTAATCGTTTGAGGCGAACTGCTTGTACCGGGAGGCACTTGCGAAGGAAACGACCCCGTGCCCACCTCTTGCGGAGAGCCTGACTCTACGTAAATCTGAAACTCAAACTCCATGACGCTGCCTGCCGTAAGCCTGCTGTTGCCCTGTGCGTCTTCACAAAAAGGAGTGAGGTTAATCTGCTGCCTGCCATCCGTCACCGTTTGGGCCACACCACCCGTCACGCTTTGTGGAAGGGTGTATGTAACTGCGGCCCCACCGATATTGGAGGGAGACAGGTTTTCTTGAGACAGGGTGCTTTCCTTCAGCGTACAGATGTAGTTGAGCTGTGTAGGATTGCCGCTGCTATCTACAAGGTCATAGCCCTCAAGATAGTTGCCGTACATAAGCCTGTTGCCCATAAGCGTTTGCGCCTGAGCCAACAGAGGCACGTTGTCGTACAACCTGAGAATCTCAGAGCTTGGCAGAATCGTAAAGATTTTGCTGTCGCTGAAGTTGAACGTCAGGTCGTTGTTGTCAGGAAGGCCGAGCTTCGCCTTGTCGAGCTTCTCGATAACCTTGATGGTGCTATCGTTGGCCTCCTTAAACAGGATGTCGATGCCCTTCACAAGGCTGCTACCCGTGTTGTAAGTAAGCGTAGCGTTGTTGTGCTTGTTGATGAAGCCCTCGTTGAGGTAGCTCTTGGGCGTGAAGTCAAAAGCCTTGGGAGTAAAGACAGGCTTAGAAAACTGCGACGTAGCCGAGTATTCGTTGTCGTCATATCTCCACCTGTAAGCAAAGCAGATAAACCTCTCCTCCATAAACGTAGAGGAGATGTTGCTGTTGAAGCTCGAAGTAGTAGAAGGAGAGTTGACGGGTGCTTTCTTGATGACAAGAAGCTCATCGTCAGTAACTGTATCTACATCGCCACTCGTTGGCTCACCGTAAGTGCGCGTAACATTGATGCGCCTTGGTGGGTTGAAGTCGTCCGTAAAGAACAGAAGGTCATCAATCAGGCTGACACCCGTAATAAGATACGCAGGGCTGAAGTTTAGCGTGGTGTTGCTACCACCTCCATCATCCATGCTGATGACATGGTATGTGGTAACCTGAGTGCTCGTATTGAACGAGACAATAAGGTCGAGCTTGCCCGTATTGCTTGACGCTGTAAACGCGGGGTCATGGACAAACCAATAGAGTGTCTCTGTTGAGCCGTCCTCAAGAGCACCGATACATCGAGCCGATGCACTCAGAGTTGTGTCTTGGACTTGAAGGGTGGTAAGCTGTGTGTTGCCAAGCGTAGTCTCGATGACACCCATCTCATCTTCCTCGGTAGAGCCGACTCGGATATTCAATGCATCAGTGTACTCGCCATCGGGAACAAGACGTTCGTCAAGTTCCTTGTTCATCTTACCCTTGGTAAACGTCCTTAAGTCCTTTGCCATTACTTAATCCACTTATCCATTCCACGGAGGTTCATCAACAATCTTCCGGGATGGATATTACTGATTCTGATTTTAGCGTTGCGCAATAGCGCACCCTTTCTTTTGCGTGCCCTGTTGACCACGTACTCCTGCACACCCAACTTACTGTTCAAGATGGCATACTCAATGTATGCGTAGACAAAGTCCTCAAACATTTTGTTGACATGAACCTTGCTGTCGTCCCCATTTTCCATGCCGTCTGACACGTACTCAAGGACAACAGACGCTCCCGTTCCGATGTTGGAGCTGAAGTTGATTACACCCGACGCTCTGTCAATGGCAAAGGTTGGATTGGCGTTGGCGGTCTCAGTGTTGAGCGCATACCACGCACCGCCAAATGGCGTTGTGAAGTACCAATTGCCTCCAACAAAGTACCCCTCGAAACCATCGAAGGGATGGCCCGTATTGAGGTAGATGCTCTTCTTACCTCCCGTGATACGTTGGTAGTCAAGCTCTGAGAACTCAGGAGACAAAGCATTGCCGTCCACATCAAAGAGGATGCGCTCGTTGTTATCCTGCAGGTACGACTTGGCGTAGTTGACCTGAATGTTTTCGGTGAGCGGGTACAGGTATCCATTCTTGTACATGGAGATGCGAACCCAATTGACAAAGTCAGATGGCAGGATAAATCTGTATTGGTCAGTGATGGTGAGCTGAAGAACCTTGACCTCCTTAAAGGCATCATAGTTAAGCTCCTGAATAGCACGCTTGGCGTGAAACAGAACCTTAAACCTGTCCTCGTTGTTGACGAGGCTATGGTTGCCCGCGTACATCAACATGAAGTTGTTGACGATGTCGTACAAGGACACGTACTGATAGGAACCCCAATTGGCTCCTTCAGGATTTGCTCCTCCGTTCTCGTAATACTGAAACTGATTGATGTACGCCATTATCCTTCTTGTTGTTGCTCCTTGGTTTCTTCACCCGTAGCAAAGCCAAAGACTTCAGGCTCTCTAATCGTAATGCCTGCGTACTGCAGAATCTTCATGGTGAGGTTGTTCTCATCATCAAGCGGCACTTCAAAGTCTTGGAAGTCACCCGCTGTTTGGTTGAACACAGGCTCACCTCCTGTAAGGGTGACATACGTCCAATTCGGGTCTTTAGGATACCTAAAGTATTGTGCCACTACCCTCCCCGCTGTCATGTTGGTGCTTGGGAACACCTGCATAGAGGTCTCCTCCGAGGTATACGCAGGGTACTCAAGTGTAGGAGCGGTGTAGATGGAGTTGTTGAGCATAGTAATCTTGCTATGCGTCACCTTCTCTGCCTCGTTCTGTTTAGTTCCTACCCTGAATATGGTGTAGGGAAAAGCTGCCGCAGAAAGAACAGTGCCTGTAACGGTAAGTTGTATGTTGGAATCAACAGATACCACGGTGACATACTGTACGCCTTGGGTTCCTGTTTGAACTCCTACAAGGTCACCTGCTACAACGCTTCCTGAAAAGGTTGCACCACTATCAATCAAGAGGTTGCCTGCTGCATCAAACGCAGTCGTCGTTCCTGAAGTCACGATGCTACTGTACACAAGCACCTTGTTGACGTAGTAGTAATCGCTGCCTGTGGTGGCTGCCGATGGCATCAGGTACTGCCCCGCTGTGGTAGCATCGAGGTTGAGGCCACGAGTCACAGAAAACAAGTCCATTGACTCCTCAATACTCTTAGACAAGTTCGCAATGCCCGTGCCTGACTGACGAGCATTCTCCTTGTTTATCTGATTGTTGTACTGATAAAAATAACTCTCGAAGATATCTAGCTGTGCCTGCTTTGCAAATAGGTTGAAATCAGCAG